CAATTGATTTAATAGCGCTTCGCTGAATTCGCCAAACGACCAACCCACAACAAGCGATAATGCCAACTCGATCTCTGTTGATTCTTTGTCTTGCCGGGTTGTTAATTCCTTTTCGATCTTATCGGTTGTCGCCTCGTAGGATTCAACCGCCTCAGCATAGCGCACCTGTGCGACTACCCGCGCTCTTTGGACGGATCTTGATTCAATGCCCTTCACCATCAAATAGCAGCCGGTATCTTCGCCATCCAGCAGCAATGGCATTTTTGTGCCTTTTTCGCTGATTGTTTTGGTAAAAAAGTCTTCTATTGAGTACGTTTTGGCTTTAGTTTTAGCTGTCATTTTGTTTGTCCGTTATTGTGTTGTCCGTTAGTGATGATGGCAGCGAGGCATAGACGGACGGCCATACCTCGCTTTTACTCGTTAGAGTGCCAAACTTTTAATAAGTCAGCTCCTGGATGATGATAGAACTCTGGGTAGAATCACCCGTTGCGGTGCCTGCCAGCGATTGAGTAACCGAATTCTCACCACCAATTTCTGGAGTCGACTCAGTCAAAAACACCTTTGGATAGCTAAACGACATCGCACCAGATGGCCCAGTCAAAACAATATCAATAGACGCCTGTGTTTCGTTCAAAAATCTATCATGTGATGTAAAATCAGCCATGAACGCAGACAACGAGATAGTGTTATTTGCTCGCCCAATTTCAACAAAACTAACCGCTTTATCTCCCAATTCAAACTGTGGTGATGCAGCGTTGTCATTTGTTATGGTCGCGCTTGTTACAAGCCCCTGAACAGCGCCATCAATCAACAGCTTCCCATCAACGCCGGAGAATACGCGCCCAACCGGTGCCGGGTTGAAAGTCGATCCAGCAGGAGGGGCATCAAGTGTCACTTGCTTGCGTCCGATGAGAGGAAAAGAACCGGTAACATTTGCATTTACAGCGACTTCAAAATTGAAGCCTGACATCTCAACGCCTGTTGTTAGCAGATACTTTGCAACAGTACCGCATCGACCTTGCAACCAAGTCAGCACCGACATTGTTTTACACTCTTTGCCGGTTTTGTACTTGTCTGCGACAGTGTAATCACTGGTCACTACTTCGTCAGTCAGGACAGCCGTAATGGCTCCGCCCGTCACTACCAATGCACTCACCGCCGTGACGATAAAGGCGCTTGCGTTGTTGCCAGACAAATCTTTAAACCTGGTCAGATCACCAATCACCACACCGTCAGCCACAAAATCCCCGGCTGTCCGGGTAAATGTTTTGGCAGAAGCTAAAACCGTTATCTCTACAGCCAACTCCGTAAACCCAGGCAGCGCCGTGGTTCGTAGCGCGTTTTCCAGGATTGGAGTATAAGCGCCGGGCGATAACTCAACAGAAAACTCACCGTTTACACTTTCGTTTCCTGTCCTGATATCGGTGATTTCACGAGAATCGTCAAGCTCTTCAGATTGCAGCGTGTCCTTTGTTAATGCTGGTATGCCGCTCGCGTATCTAAACGCGTTCCAAGCGGGTGTTACTGGTACTTCACCGGGTACTGTTTCAGGGATATACCATTGTGAGCTTGCAGCTCCTAACCACGGGTTAGCCATACAATTGCGCCTTTAGTTGATTGAGTTGTCACAGCCGCGCCGTGAATGTTGTCCAGTTAATGCTAAGTGATCTTGTTGCCCAGCCATTTTGCACTCTAAGCGGTGAAAGCTCAACTGAGGACACTTGCAGGCATATGTCCTTCCAGACCCATGTTGATCCAGTTTTAAACGTAGCGTTAAGCAAGTCAGCCATTTTGTTTATTGGTGCGCTGCCAAGCGTGGATGCGTAATTAATATCAATTTGATAAATGCCTGCCCTGAATTCGGTCACCGTCAAATCAGCTTGCTCAACCAATCCAGTCAGCATAAAACTCGATAGATATGGCGTGCCTGTGTCGGTCGGTGCGTCGATGTTTTCCAGCGCCGTTGCAATGTTATTGTCGATCCCGAATTGACGAAATGGAACGTTAAAAGCCTTGGTTATGTCAGTCCAAATACTCATCTAGGCAGGCTCCGTTTGGATTCAGCTTCAAGCAGGCTGTTAAAATTGGTAATGTTGATTCTAACCATTCCCTGTGGTGACTGTTTTGAATGGCCAAATTCAAGCCCTTCAATGTAGTCAAGGTTGTTCGTTAGCGTTAAAACCGTGTGGTTCTTCAAAGAGTCAATAATGGTTGCCATCTTAAACGCTGTGTTCTCTCCGTCTTTGCTCGTGTCAACGGCTTCTGTTGATCGTGAGGATGGCAATTGTCCAGTTGCAAACCAATTGGCGCGAGCCCTGCCTTTGTCAACAGGCGTGTCTTTGATGATTGCAGCGAATAGGCTTATCGCTGTCCCGCGCACTGCCTGCTCTGCGCCATCTTCAAAGGCGTCAGCGAACTTTTTAACGTCGAGAGAAAATGAATCTACCATCCGAGTATTTTGTTTCCGTAATTATCTTCTATCAAGAAACTTTTAGGGTACTTGTACGCCTCAACTAACACCCCGTTTTTAATTTCAGAAGGCTCGTCGCTGTAGAACTTTGCAGGATGTACTGTAAGCCTTTTTAGTATGTGGTTTGCCGAAACTACGCCCTGAACGATTTGGCCATCCACTTTGCAAATTGCTGTTTCACCGCCAGGATAAATTGACATCAACCGTTTACTGTCCCACTCGCAATCCTCACAATCAGCCAGGTCATGCAGCGATTCGACAAGTTCTTCAGGTAAATCTTTTTCATGCTTGAAAAGCAAGTCGACCAACGTTTTTACTTTGTCTAAGCCAGTAACATCAAATTTAAACGAGCCTTGCATTTTAGCCATCTTATTTCCTCAACTGCACAGCGTAGGCAATAGTTAAATCTTTGCCGGTGTATGCAAAGGGCGTATTAGCAACAATCGAATATTGTACGCCATCAATCAAAACTTTATCAGCCTGCGTCGGTTCAACGCCATTTGTTATCGTCAGCTTTATATCACCGGCCTGTATTGTCGTTCCATTTACCAGCGTTGCGCTGTACGGCACTGCCACGCCTGTCAGGTCAATTTCAACAGGATCAGGGAATACAGTTTCGCCCTCGATTTCATCCCAAACGCCAATGCCTTGCCGGATGAGCTTTATTTTACCGCCTGGCTCTCGTTCGTCAAATTCTGTCAGAAGCTCGGTTGCAACTTGCGCCATCTCATCAGCAAAACTCATTACGGTTGACCCAACCGTGAAGAGTTGAACAGTAGAGTGTTGATAGTTACGTTTGTCGCAATGTTTGAGTACATGTAAATTTCAACATCAATTGTAGGGTCAATTGATTGCTGTGAAATTGTGCGCGGTATGATTATGGATGCCTCAGCTGTATTGTTTGTCGTGAAATCAAACTTACTAAACAGCCCCGTTGCAAGCCCATCAACATAAACTTCAGAAAAAACAATGGCATTTGCACTTGAGGTCAGCGACATTTGGAAAGCAATTTCATAAAAACCGCTAAAAGGTGTACTTAACGGTGACGCGAAAGCCCTGTTTTGACCGTTTGTTCCTGCAGGCGTAGAGAAAATCATATTCTTTACGAATGCAGGCGAGTCGTAACCCTCAACTGGGATCGGTGTTGTTGTCAGCGGGATAGCCGCTCCTGTTGTTATAGTTGAAGCCTGTCCAACTGCGAACGGGTCCAAAACCTCCCTTGGCGATACTAAAACCACCCCATTTAATGCATCAGAAACTAAGCAGATTGCAGCCTCAGAAACGATTGACGGCGGATCCTCTGTGAATCCTCCTGGCGTCACATCAGACACATAGAGCCTAGCGCCTTCAGAAAACAGGCTCGTATCTAATCCACTAATAGTGCCAACTACAGTAACGTAACCCGTCTGCCCAATTGGTATGTCGTGTGTGCATACCCCGCCTACTCGTGCGTTGTCTACAGTATCAGCAAACGAGCACTTAACTGTCGGAACGCCGCTAACTGACCCGTTATCTGACGTAACTATAAAGCCATTTTCAAGCGTAACCGCTCCGCTGTTGAAAATCTTGATTAACACTTCTTGACCACAATTTACAATTGTGTCGGATTCGTCGTTGTAATAACTCAGTGCATTTTTCGATTCGTCATAAAATATCAGCCCACGATCATAAGGAGGCGATGGCGCGATGGGGTCAAGCTTCAAAACAGCAGCTATCAACAAGCCAGTCACAACCTGACCTGTTAGCTCATCAAGATTGGCGTCACTGTTAATCATCTGCTGTAACACTTCGCGCACTTTTGCGGGGGTTATTTCTTCAGCGATATTGTCAGGGAGATTTGTTGCTACGAGAGCAAGAAGCGTATTCTTATCCATCTTAAACCCTCACTGTTCGCGCTGAAAATAGCGAGCTGTTACACATCAATGGCCCTAAAGCGTCAACTGCCTCAGTTATCTGTGCAGACTTTCCGGTTTTCCCGTTATCGAAATAGGATACTTTCACGGCACCGGTTACCTCTTTTGATGCCACAGCCAAGCCGTCATCATTTGGCCTTACATTAATCGACTGACCGTATGACGCCGCGGCAATTACATTAGCGTTTTGAATTTCAATAGGGACTGAATCAGAAGGTATTTCTATTTGGTCTTGGCCAGCGCATTTAAAAGCGTTCTCGCGAGGCCATGCTAAAGATTGCGTATCTACCAGCCGCTCGCCGCTGAATGAGCTTTCAAACAGACCGACATAAACAGCGCCCTTCCTTAGTGCAACATCCGCGTCAGTGTCATCAACTGGCAGCGTGTAGCCGTAACTTAAGGCGTACGTTCTGGCCTCTGCTAATGATATATAAGAGTCTGCTGTTGCTAGACCTGTACCATCTTCAACTATAAGCATTGGCTGTTCCTAGTAAAAAAATAGGGCTGATTAGCCCCATCTTAGCATACTTTGATAATCAGTCTTTACAGGCTGGGGTTGGGCGTAGCTTTTTGCACAATTAATGCAGGCTGCGGTTTCTTTGCCATCCGTGCAAGCTTGTTGCAATGAAGTAATGAGGCTTGGGGTTTTTCAGCTTCAGACATATAAGTAAGCTCTAATTTGCCCATCTTTTCCTTCAGCTTTTTGATTTCGTCGCGAACTTTTTTGTTGTGATCATCAACTGATATTTCTTTGCTCATTTTGTGGCTCCAAAAAAACCCCCTTTCGAGGGCTTAATTTATCTATCTTTGCAATGAAACTGCTTTAGTTGGTTTGGAGGAATGCAATAGGTATTTGCTTCCTAGCCCAGGTTCTGTCCCAGTTAGCCGCAGTTGCCAGCTCTGCAAGAGTTGCAGATTGACCCGCTACCGACGCAGACAAGAAACTAAAGCCTAACGGATGAATAATGTCAGAACGTCTAGAGAAGATAGTATCCTGACCTCCACCGTCACCGGCTGCTGCGGTACGATCAATTTCAGAAGGCACAAGCACGCGGCCCTCACCTGATGTAACAGCACCTTCGCCAAAGATGATAGTAGTGTAGGTCACCCGGTTCGAGCCTGCCACTGCTGGCAATGAGTCATCAAGAACAATACGCTTACCGCCAAACGTGGTAAAAAGCGTGTTGTTGTCAGCATCACGGATAAACTCGATAAGCCCCTGTGTTCTCAGGTTGTGATAAGGCACCGAGTGCATAGCAATTACACCAAACATGCCTTGGTGATCGCCTGCCGTTTGCTCTGCAATGATAATAGCTTCTGCGCTGATCTGCTCTGCTGGATCAATAGGGCCAACGGTATCCAAAGCGATAGTATAAAGCATATCACTCGAATCAGCCGCAACGTTATTAGCAAGAATACCAATCGCCGATTGAATCAGTCGTCGTTCGTTTGTGGTTGCCCAGTATTTACCGATTCTGCCAGTAATGGCCCCGACTGGATCTTCTAAAGCAAGATCGCGAGCCAAATCCATAGTTGACCATGATTGGTTTTGACCTGCCAATCTCCATTTTGAATTGCTGCTGGTTACATTCAACGGCGTACTTGAAGAGCCTGCGTTGTCGGTTGAATAGTTGGGTTCATCTGTCCCAAGTGGCTTGAAGAAAGGAAGGTCGCCAATATTTCCGCCAGCGCTAGCTTGTGCGGATAAACGCGGATCAACAACCATGATGCCCGACGCCAAAAATGCGTTAAGCTCTTCCTGTTTTTCCTGCTCTCGACGTGCGAAAGTTAACGGATTGTAAACATCTGATAATTGTACAACAGCCATGATAAGCCCCTAATTATTTATTTAATAATGCTTGATATGCAACAGGGTCGCTATTTGCTAAAACGGCCTCCTCTGTTGCGGTCATTTCTTTCAGGGACTTAACCGAATTAAACCCGCTGCCGGAGCCAGCCGAGCCAGCTCCCGAACCTACTTCTGTTTTGATGTATTTGGAGAATTGCTTATCCGAGATAAGGGCTTGCTTCACATCATCAATGCTCTTTGTTGCGTCTTTTGGCGTTGCAACGCCGTCAACAACATTAATCGAATCTTTAAACTGTTTTTGCATGAACATCCGTCCCGCTGGATCATCAGCAAGAACATTTGAGAATTCATTTACAGCGCTTTCCATTACGCGAGCGCTTTCTGTTTCTTTGAACTCACGCTGCACTGTTTCCAGCTTCTGATCTCGCTCGGCAATAGCGTTTTTGTATTGCTCGACGGTGCCGTCTTTTTCTGCAAGCGCAACCTTGGCGTCTTCTTCTTGGGTTGAAAGCTTTAATGTCAGCTCCTCGTTTGATTCTTTCTGCGTTTTCTCGCGTGCAATAAGGTCTGAGTTTTTGGCCTTCAAGCCTGAAACGTCAGCATCATAATCTATTTTGATCTGAGCCAGCATTTCATCACTTAGCCCGTATTTTGTAAAATCCATGGTTCACCGTCCGTTATTTAAGTTAATTTTACTCTTTGCTTGCAACGTGGTCAAATTAGGGCTTTACGCCCGCTCTCTCAAATATTGAGGGTTCCTTTTCGTGCATCTCTTTTATGGTCAAAGTCCTGAATCTACTATTGGTCGATAGGTTGGCATATTCAGTTGGTGTTAATCCGCCATCCCTCAAAAGTTTAGACCGCTTAACCCCCATAGACGCCTCTTGAAATGATTTTGGTTGTGTCAGCATCCAATCGTAGCTACCAAGTTTAACGCTTACCGACTTACCACCTTCAGCTCCCTTTGATGCCCTAGTCGCGCCCTTATTTAAAAAGTCGAATTTCTCGCTTAATGCTGGCGATATGGCATCTCTACAGCCCCAATGCAAAGGAGGAATCGGTCCTTTACCCAATGGGTATGTTATATCTTGCTGACCGATATCAAAGCATAAAGTCGTTGTTCTGCTGTCAAAAGTAACGATGATTTTGTATCCCTTAATTAAATCATCATTGCTTTTCATTGTTGCCATTCTGGCTTGTGTCGAGACGTGCTGCACAGCCGTTCTGACTATTGAGGCGTTAGCGTTATTCGATTTGGCAAGCGCTCCATCGTTGAATCTATTGGCCTTTGTTCCCCTGATATTTGTCGAGATTTGTTTGTTTGTAAGCCCTTGCGCGAACCCATCAGAAACGGCTTTGCTTATGCGTTTGATTTCTTTTGCTGAATTATCTTTTATAACTCTATCAAGAAGCGGGTTGCCTGCGTAGTCCTCAACCTGCAATGGATTGATGGTGTATGATGCTATGACCTGTGCTTTGCTCGGTATAGATGACTTGAAATCAACAACCACGGCTTCATAGCTCTTTGCCTCAAACGCTGCCTGCTGGACTCCTATAGCCGCCAAATCTACATTAAGTTCTTCCAGATAATCGGCATAAATCAGGGTTTGTATTTGCCGGACTTCTCGCTCAATTTCCTGGGCTACTTTCTTTGATGTCTGAATGTCGGGCGCTGTTAATATTGCATCCCTTACCTTTCGATCAATTTTTCTTAGAAACGGCGCAAACTTTTTGTGCAGCCCACGCTTTACGCCCTCAAGTAGCGCTTGGTTTTTTGCTGCTATTGAAATTAGCTCTGGCGATGTATCCACCATTAGCTTTCTGGCTCAACAGTCTTATCAAGATCAATCATAGGCTCTTCGTCTGCGATGTTTTTATTCATTTCATCAAGGTCAACACTCGAACCAATAACGCCACCGGCCACAAGATTTGCGTCAAGCACTTCTTTAGATACCGCGCCTGCCTGCCATGTTTTAACAAGCTCTGCCAATTGCTGAGGGGTTGTTGTTGTTTCAAAAAACTTCGTGTTGAGCAGGTATGGCAATGGCTCTGATAAATCCACCCCCATGAACCTAGCTACTCGTTCAAAAGAATCGGTGTAACCCGTAGACACATTACGCGCTATCACTTCTAAATCAGATACATCGGAAGCGCGTTTAATCCTGGCAGCTTCAGCGGTTTCAACGCCTCCGCCCTGTGTTATGAGTTGAGCGCCAAGCGCTATCATCTGTTCTTCGTAAGACTTCTGTATGCCAGAAGAAAGGTTATTTTCTGGGGGTGATACCAGCGCAAACGACCCACCAGAGCCAAGGATTATCATTGACTCTTCGCCAAGCTCGACCTTTTTAGCGCCTTTCTCGGGATTTCTCTGTGCTCGTGCGTAATTGTCATCACTGACCACCGGCTGACACGCGCTCAATTGGAAGCTGCTTGATGCCAGATTAGCCGACTCTTGATAGTGACCAATGTTCACATCGCTGATCGGTTCAAGAGGCAATTGGTCAACGCTTGGGCTGTTGTTTTTTGAGCCGATGAAGGTAAATGGTATTTCATCCAGGGGGATATTGTTTGCACCCATCACCACCATCTCGTCTGCTGATTCAAACCCATCCTCGCCATCAATGAAAACCTGAACGGTAACACTAGCATCAGTTAGCCGGTAAACTTTAAATTGTTTTTTCTCTTCGCGGTCAATGCGGTTGTCTGCGAAAATCTCAATCACTTCACACAACACCAAAAGATCTAACTTTTTGACACCGCCAATAATAGACTCGTGCCAGTCCCATATTGATTCAGCTTTGTATTCCTGGATCGTTGCCCTAAAGCCGTTTTGTACATCAGCCTGAGTGATCTGCACGTCCTCAGCATTCCTTGGCATGTCAGTCAACAATCCTGAGCGGCCTATTTGTATGACATCAGAAACAATGCTTTGAGCCTGCTGATCTATTCCGAGCCCTGCACCATCAACATCATTGACAAGATGCTCAAGTTGCGCCGGAAATTCAGGATGAACAGGGGCCACACGAAACGACATGCCCATCATCCCCGACAACGTTTTAACTGTTGCATTGTAAAGACGTGCGCCCTTTATATAAGCGCTGTTCCTCAACGTGTTCCAATTGCTGATGTCCGTCGGGTTGATCAGCCTCAAATAATTGACTGCGGTTATCGTTGATAGTGCTGCGCTGTTTCTTGAGACTAACGCAAGATCAACAGCTTTCAACTTGGCCTCCCCATTTACGACATCGCGCACACGCTGCCATCTGCCAGCATAAGCCGCATATTCTGGATGTGCTGTTATCTTCATCTGTTCCACCTAAAGCCAGCCGAGGACACTGGTTTGATTATTGGGTATGCGTATGTGATGTAGTAACCACCTGCGTCGCAATTGCTCACGATCAACTTATTGGCAAGTGAAAAGCAGCCCCACAGGGGAACAGCCAAACAATAAACATCACTTCTTTCGTCTTTTTGCAATACACTCACCACAGTTCTTCCTTGGGGTATATTTGTTTGTTCTGAACTCATCATTGCACGCGACACAAGTGGCCGCAACGTCATCAACTCCGCTTTCCCTTCTGTATGCAGCCTTGCATTTGTTCGCGCAGAAGTGACGTTCGTTACTTTTTGAAGAAATCGACGTATCAAACCCGGCTCCACATTGGTCACATTCAACTTTGAATACTCCATGCATAAACTCTTTGCAGTTTTGATAGTGCTTTCTGTGCCATTCTCTACCTTCAATGCTAGCGTGCCATTCTTTTGTTCTATGTTGATATTTCTTCCCAAGCGCCCGCATCCTTTCGCGCGACTCTTGCGTTTGATGCCTCTGCGAGTGCTCAGCAGCGTTAAGTAACTGCAAGTTTTCAATGCTGTTATTGCTTCTATCATGGTCTTTGTGGTGAACGTGATAGCCGCTCGGGATTTCTCCGTTATACTCAGACCATACGACTCTGTGAAGACGCTTTTCACCTTCTCTTGCTGATCTGCTGTAATAATGGCCGCATTTATAAAACGATTCTCTGTTAAATATTTGCTTGTTATCTCCAGCGATGTACACCTTAAGCCTGTCATTTCTTTTGCTTGAACCCATTTCCCGCTCTCCGTTAGTATCTGATGCTCTGGGGTACAGGATACCATGCTTTCATCATCAAATACTAACGTCACTATTGCTTCATTTTTCTTTTTTATTCCGCAATTAGTGTATTTTACTGGCTTGCCGTTCGGAGCTATCACCAGCCCGTCAACGGGAAGACTATCTATTCTTTTGCTACCTGCCGGTGTCATCACAAGAGTGTCTCCAGTGAAACAAGTGTGGTCGTTGTCATGCGCTTTGTCCGGCTCTCCGCGTTTATCATAGACCTGCTGCTCAAGATCATCAGTATAACGAGGGCATTTGTTCGTGTTGACCTTATAGCGCCTTTCACCGCTGCCGTTGCAAAACATCGCATTCATAGCGTTGATTCTATCACGAACATAAGGATTTGTTGATTCGTAGAATAACGAGAACCCAGCATCCTCTAATTTAGTGATATCCGTCTCGCTCGCATTGACTGATTTCCTGTTTTTGCCCGAGCTGTCAGGGTATACGCAAATGGCGCGATTTGGATACAGGCGGCTTATTTCTGCAATCATTTCGTCAGTATCAAGCAGGCTGGATATTTCGTTTACTGCTATGGGTTTGCCGCCGCGCTCGACGTGAACAATAGCCGACATTTTTCCCACGTTAAAATCCATTCCGATATGTAGCGTTTCTGACCCGTTTTCAACTTCGTCGCTGTGGTTCAGCCTACGGTCGAACAATCTGTAAACAGTGCCGCCTGTT